AACCTTGACTGGACCAAACTGGTCCAATGGATCAAGGACCACTGGATGGAGATCGTGCGAATCATTCTAACCGTGGCCCCCTTCATCTTACTGTGAGGCAATTGTGGCACGACGACGCTGCCGTAACTGCCCCGAGGAACAGCCAGCCGCATCGGTTGTCAAGACGGTCGCCGCAAGCGCTGCCGTAAAGGTTACAGGCGCGGTCATCGACCAGAAGATCATCACCGCTGACGGTGCTGGTCAAAAGCTGTGGAACCATGTGCTGTTCGGCACAAGTACCTGCGTCGGAATGATGCGTGGCTACGCCGAACTCGGGATGCCCGGCGACCCCCTTCCACAGCTACGAGACATCATCTCGATGCTCACCGAACTCAAGACTCAATTAGAGAAACAACATGCGGATCGAAATCCCACAGAGCGCCTGCCCGATCACTCGGATCAAGGTGCTGACGCCCAAAGGCGTGATTGACGGCGAGTTCACCCAGGAACACAAGGTCTTCGACGTGGACCTGCCCGGAGATGTCACGGAGGACGAAGTAGGAGTGATCGTCGAGCATCTCGACGACGCCCGCAAGGTGATCCAAAGCGGCGTCCTGAAGGCCGCGATCGAGAAGCTGCCCGTCACCGCCATGACTTTCAATGACGTGGCCAAGAAGCTGGCTGAATCCTTGGTCGAGACCGAAGCCTGCGAGTGCGGCCCAACCGAAGCCTGCTCGAACTGCGATCCCGAAGACGAGATCGCTGAGTCCAACTTGGACGAATAACGAACACGAGGCCGCAGAAGACTACGCCGATCCCAACACGAACTCTCTCGTGCGTCGGCTTTGCCCACCCGCACTCTCGGCCTCCATACACGATGAGTCATGCACCCTTTACTCGCCGGACTGAAGAAGTCGATCGCTGACGGTCTGGTCAGCCAGTCTCTAACGAGTTGCTATCGTTGGGCGACAAAGCGTCGGGTGATCCCGGATAAGGTGACGAATCTCCCTCGGGCGTATTCGGCCCACAAGTACCCCTGGGTGATCGAACTGCATGACACCCAGGCTCCCTTCAACTACGCGATGAAGGGTGCTCAGTTGGGTGTCACGGAAGTCGCGATCAATCGTGCCTTCTACTTGATCGACCAGATGAAGCGGGACGTACTCTACGTCCTGCCGACCTCTCTCATCGCATCCGACTTCTCGAAGACCCGCTTCAGCGTTGCGTTGAGGTACAGCCCGTATCTTGCCAGCATCTTCACCGATACCAACACGGTGAACTTGAAGCAAGCAGGCACCAACAACCTCTACATTCGCGGTTCCAGAGGCGAAAGCAACCTAGTCTCGATCCCTGTCTCGGAGTTGATCCTGGACGAAGTGGATCGGATGGACGAGAAGCAAGTAGAGCTTGCCCTGGAACGTCTGAGTGGACAGATCAAGAAGTGCGTCTGGGGCATCTCGACACCGACGATTCCGAATCACGGAATACACAAGCTGTTCAATATGGGTACGCAGGAACACTTTGTGTTCCAGTGCCCACGTTGCTCTAAGCATACACAACTCGTTTGGCCCGACTGCATCGAGATCATCGGTGAGTCGATCCATGACGTGCGAGTCAATGAGTCCTACCTGAAGTGCCGCGAGTGCAAGGGTAGGCTTGACCATCAGTCGAAGCCTGATTGGCTGGGAACCGGTAAGTGGGAAGTATCCGCGCACAACGCGAACCCCGACTTCCGCAGCTTCGCCATCAACCAGCTTTACTCGTTCACGGTATCGCCGGGCGAGATAGTTGTCGCCCACTTCAAAGGGCTGGGCAGCGAAGCGGCGAACAAAGAGTTTCACAACTCAAAACTCGGCCTGCCCTTCGTTGGTGAGGGTGCTCAAATCCTCGACGAGCATCTCGACAAGGCTGTTGAACGTGGCGGCCATACAAATCAAACACCTGGGCTACGACCGAAGTTCGCCGGACAGCGGCTCATCACGCTCGGAGTGGACCAAGGTAAATGGTCTTACTGGGTCGCATGTGAGTGGTTCGCCGACCGTATGTCGAGCGACCTGAATGTCGCTGCTCGGTGCAAGATTCTCGCCGTTGGAAAGTTCCACGAAGACGAATGGCATCGACTTGATGAACTGATGGCTGAGTGGCAAGTCAACGCCTGCGTCATGGACGCTGATCCTCAGATTAACGAAGCCCGAAGGTTTGCCAAGAAGTACGAAGGGTACGTCTGGCTCTGCCGGTATCGTCGCGGCAAGGTCGGCAAGGAAATCTCGATCTCGGAAGAAGACACGGGCGCTCCTCTTGCGACGGTGGACCGAACCAACTGGTTGTCCGCCTCACTAGGGCGATTCCTAACGAATCGAGTTGACCTCCCGGCCGACGTGCCGCTGGAGTTCCGCGAGCACGTCAAGTCGCTCGTCAGGACGTATGAGCGTGATGACATGGGCAACCCCGTGGCGGTGTATGTCAACACTGGCCCGGACCATTTTGCACACGCTTTCAATTATGGCGAGATCGCACTGCCGCTGGCGGCCTCTCTGAGCACTGGCGAGAACGTGGAGAAGTTCCTGTAATGGCCGATCTAATCAGTACGCTTCCCCGGATTATCGACAGTAGGCACCCCGGCTACTTGGATACATTCCTAGACTGGCCCGAATGGCGGGCCGTTTACGCGGGCGGAAAAACCTTCAGGGACTTGTACCTTAAGAAGTTTAACACCCGTGAGGACGACGCCGACTTCGCGGAGCGTAAGGATTTGACTCCGATCCCTGGCTTTGCCAAGTCTGCGATCAACCACATCCGCAATGCCATCTTTCAACGCCTCGGCGATGTGATGCGCAAGGGCGGGACTCGCAGCTACCAGCAGGCAATCGCGGGCGAGGACATGGGCGTTGATCTGAGGGGTAGCACCATGAGCTACTTCCTCGGCAACAAATGCCTGACCGATCTGCTCGTGATGGGCAAGGTCGGCGTGTACGTGGACGCGCCAGAAATAAGTGGCCAAGCCACGTTGGCCTCCACCGCCGGCAAACGACCCTATTTGTATGCCTATGCCGTAGAAGACATCTGCAACTTCAGTGCCTCGAAGCCTGAAGACCCGTCTGAGTTCCAGTCAGTGCTCCTGCGGGACACCTGCATGAGCTACGACCAGCGGACGTTCCTGCCGACTGGGTACACGCAACGCTACCGACTGGTCTTCATTGACCAAAACACTGGAAAAGTCAACGTCCAGTTCATGGACCTTGAGGGCAACGAGATCGACCGCAACGGCCTTCCGGCGGGGCCGATCGAGTTGGACCTGACGCGAATCCCCTTCGTGCTGCTGGACATCGGCGACAGTCTGATTAAGGACGTTGCCTCTTACCAGATTGCACTACTGAATCTAGCCTCCACGGATGTCAACTACGCGCTGAAGGCGAACTTCCCGTTCTATATCGAACAGAAGAGTCGCGCCGGAGCCGGCGGGCACTTAAAGCCCGCCTCTGTTGATGGTACGGCCACGCAAGGTGGTCAGGCCGCGACCGACAAGACACTGCAAATCGGTGTCACGCAGGGTCGCTACTACGACAAAGATACGTTAGCGCCGGCCTTCATTGCGCCGCCGTCCGAGCCACTCGAAGCGAGCATGAAGCTCCAAGAGAAGTGGGAGCAGGACATCCGTAAGCTCGTCAATCTCGCCGTCCAAGGACTGGCGAGCCGAGCTTCGGCCGAATCAAAGTCGATGGACAACGAAGGCTTGGAGGCCGGACTGTCTTTCATTGGCCTAGTTCTTGAGGGTGCCGAGCGGCGTATCGCCGACTTCTGGGCCACCTATGAAGAGAAGTCGGCCACAAAGCGGGCTGTTACCACCATCTCGTACCCGGATCGGTACGAGTTGAAATCGGAAGAGACCCGCATCGACGAGGCCACTAAGCTCTCGAAGTTATTGACCACGGTTCCTAGCCGGAAGGCGAAGAAAGAGATCGCCAAGAACATCGTCACCACGTTGTTCCGTGGTCGCGCCACAGTCGAAACGATCTCCGCGATCCACAAAGAGATCGACACGGCTAAGTACACGACCAGCGATCCTGACACGATCCTGAAAGCCAAGGAAGCGGGCGGCGTCGTCAGCGACCAGACCGCCTCGATCGCTCTCGGCTTCGAGGACGACGAGTACAAGCAGGCCCAAGAAGACCGAATAAAGGTCGCCGCCGAAATCGCCAAGTCGCAAGGCGTAGCCAAGGCCGGAAGCGATCCGGCCGCACGAGGCGTTCCTGAGCTTTCAGCAAACCCGGACGCCGGGGCTGACGAGAAGAATAACCCCGACTCCACCAAGAAACCAGTGCGCGGCGAAGGCCGCTTCACACCCGAGGAATAAGCGATGGACATCCAGAAAACTGCCGTTGAGGCATTCATAGCCGGGCACGGCACCATTGGAACCGCTGCTGCACGTGCGGGAATCGCACAACGATGTGTCAAAGGTGTGACCATCAAAGCAGACTTGGCCAACGCTAACAACGTGTACGTCGGCCACGATCTAAACGTCTCCAGCACGAACGGCTTCGTGCTCGACGCCGGTGAAGATGTCTTCATTGAGATCGACTCACTCGACAAAGTGTGGGTCATCGGCGGGGCGGCAGACCAGGGTTATTCCTTCGTTGCCATCTAACAGCACAATCAAGCAAAGTGAGATAGCAATATGGCACAGTTTGCAAGGCCCTCTACCGATACGACCCGTGATAACTGGGAAGAGGATGACGGCGGCACGACCGACATCTTTGACCAGATCGACGAGGCAATTGCCGACGACGCGGATTTCATTCGTACTGTTCTGACGCCGACGAGCGATGTGTATGTCACCAAGCTGACCACGTTGGAAGACCCCTTGTCCTCGACGGGTCATACCGTCCGCTATCGCTACCGCAAGGACGCAGCCGGCGGTGACACGATTGATTTGATCGTGCAGCTTCGCCAAGGCTACGTGAATGAAGGCACTCCGGGCACGCTG